TTCGCGGTTTTCTTGAATCTTATTTTGCCATGCAGATTCAATTTCCGACTTCATTTGTTCGGAAATCACATCGTTTTCAAACAGTTGTTGTACAAAGTCTAGCATGTGATTCTCCTGCTTTATTTCAGTCCCAAAATAATATTTTTAAGACTTTCTGCTATGTATTCTTGTGCCTTTTTATCGCCTTTAACTTCTTCTGCTATTTTAGTTGCCTTGTACCCACCTTGTGTATTCATAAGATGTTCATAAACTGGTGTTGGATAAGCTCCAGGAGCACTTGGTTGTGCAACAACATCAACAGTAACGATTTCAAAACCCGTCACATTGCCGCTGCCGTCAACTTCACCTGTGCCCCTTGAGCTTACTCCAAGTTTTACTCCCGACTCTAGCATTGTTTGCACAAGCTGTCCCATAGGAGTCGGAAGGATTTTAAGTTTTCCGTAGCCATTTGGACCATCCATCCACATTTTAGTAATCATGTGACTTACTCGGTCCAGATTGATTTTTAAATCTTCAGGATGATCAACTTCTCCGCACACTGAATAACCGCTACTGACTTGTTCATTGAGCGTTTGAACAGCCTTGTCAATTTCTCTAGAAGAGTATATACGCTGATTCTGATTCCGGATATCGCCTTGAATACAGATACCAGTCATATAAAGCGACTTGCCGTCGCCTTCTTCTTGTCGCTCCAAAACAATGCCTGCTTGGTCAAAACTCAAATGTTCTGAGAGAATATTTCTCACCTAACTTTCCTTATCGTTGGCTACGGAGAACGCTGTCGGTGTTATCGGCTCCGCTTTCGCTGTTTGCCGCCTGTTTGCCGCTCCACCTGATGCTTTGTTCATCATTTTGTCAGACTTCATGCCGCCTGGCTTATTGATGTTGCCCAAATCTTCTTCTTTAGGCTTGTCTGCTGTACGACCTTTTTCATCTGTCTTGTCGCTTAAGATGTTTGCAGTAGTACCGCCCATGTCATTTTTCATATTGTCAACGACTGATTTAGTGTTTACGTTGCTAACTGAAGTACCGTGGCTGGATCCAGCAACACCTTTACCTTCGTCGCCGCCTTTTGCGTCTTCGTAAGCACCAATTTTTTCTACATATTCACGAACAGTAGCAAGTTCAACATCGAAATCATCTTTGATTTCTTCGTCATCATCGCCCATATCCATTTCTTCGTCATCGTCGCCCATGTCCATATCTTCGTCATCATCAGACTCTGCATCATCTGCATTAAGTTCTGCAAACTTAGCTTCAAGCTCGCCTACGATGTCTTCAAGATCTTGGAAAAGTTCTTCGGCGTCTTCGTCTTCAACTTCTTCGTCTTCTTCATCATGCTCAACATCTTGTGCTAGATCATCGGTTTGATCTCCGCCCATCATGTCGTCCATGTCGCCCATATCATCTTCGTCTGCTTCTTCGACTCCGAAAGACTCATCAACTTCTTCCTCGTCGTCTTCTTCAACAAGCGATTCATAAATTTCGCGTGATTTTTCAACAACGTATTCATGAAAAAGCTCTTCTGCTTTTTCCTGCTCGTCGTTTACGAGATGCTCAAGCATCTGCTCTAGTTTATCTGCCATATCATATACTCCTTCTAGGTAAGGCTGTTACTATTATTTACAAGATTGTAACATTTCTGGGTTTAAATGGTAGTTTTTTGACCCATTTGGTTTGCATATATAGTCTTACCAAACTTTTCTGCAAGATCTTTATATGTAATATGAGTGAGATTAGAAAGCGATGAACCTAATCTGTCTGGTACAAAACCGCCTTCTGGTATTAGCCTAAAAAATTTTGTCTTTTTAAACTCTTTAATAGTTTTTTCCGTTTGACTCAGCCAGTTGCCAAAGTATGTTGCGGAATCTGTTGATTTTTTGTAGTTAAATGTATCAGCATATACATTATTAAGTTTTCCGTTATTGCCTTGGAAATCAAATCCAAATATATAGACTTCTCTGTGTCCGTTCTTAGCGGCAAAATGCAAGGCTGTCGGACCACTACTCCATCCTTTGTGCGGTGAAAACAGATTTATATTTTTTTTGGTTTTAATACCTCTGTTAGGATTGGTCCACACAGGATGATTGAGATGATACCCAGATGCAATGATTTCATTTACCATTTTTACATCAACCGCTATAAGATAATGTGGAGAAAACTCTCTGTATTGGGCATTGCAACCATAAACAGTGCCGCGTTCTAGCAACTCGAACGGATTTACTTCTAATCTGCTTGTGCCGTTTCCTAATACAAATGCTGGATCTTTATTCTGACTCAACTGGGTTACCATACATTTTCTTTATGAGGCCCAGCTCTGATTTTTTTTCTGCTTCTTGAGCTTCGGCTTGTAATCTCAGTTGATTAATCTGACGAAGGGTCAATCTAACTTTTCTTTTGTCGAAACGAGACAGCACAGAACTGTCCTTGTCGTTATTGTATCTTTTATCGACAACAAGATCGTTAGTATCATTAAAATATAGAAATTCATTTAAAAGCATAATGTATTTATTCTTCTTCTGGTGCTCCCGCCTCTGGTTCTTCGCCTGCTGGTTCTACATCAATGTCACCGGGTGCTTCTGCATCAAAACCTGCTAAATCCGTTTGCATTCCACCCGGAGTTATGCCGGCACCGCGCAACTGTTCGCCTGCTTCTAGGTTTGCTTGCACGGTGTCTGTGTTTTCTTCTAACCACAGATTTTGATTTTCTGCAATTTCTTCTGGTGTTAGACCCAGGAATCGCTTGAGCGCAAATCTCTTGCTTAGATATGGAACTTCTGCTATACTTGTATATAGACTTGCTCGTGTGGTATCTAGTTCTGCCTGTCTGTAAGCAGCAAAGTTCTGTGGAGGGTTAAACTTCAGTTCAAACAACCCTGGGTCAATGTTATAACCGTTGTGGAATAACCAAAGTTTGAACTCTTCATCAAAAGCTTCGACAATGTTGGCTTGCAATCTTTCGCAGTATTTGTTAAAACGCAGTTCTTGAATATAGGCAGTACCAACTTTTCCATCAGCAACTGTGTTCGGTTGATCGTCAATACTGGTTGGCAAATAACTGGCAGGTATTCTTAGTGCACGGAATAGTTTGTTTGTGAAGTATTTTAAATCTGTTATCTCTCCTAGATTTGTGCCGCCTGGCAGTGTTTCAACTTTTGATCCTCTGCCTTCTGCTGTCTGCGGAAAGAAATAGTCTTCGTTTGTGCTCAGGGGATTGTAACTTGCATCTATCACGGTACTTCCGCCGCCTGTGGCACTGGGTATTCTGCGCTGTTGTATTTCGTTTTTTACCCGTTCAACAAAACTCATAGCCATGTGTGCTGGCATATTACCCACATCTACGTAAAAGATCCGTCTTTCAGGTGCACGCTGTATTCGATAGATAATGATTGCATCTTCAAGCAGTTCTTTTTGCTTGTACACTTTAAAAACACTTTCTAATAGGCTGTTTCCAAAGGGATAGTTATTGTCTATTCCTTCGCTGAGTGAAATATGTAAAACATGCTTTGCATCTACCGACACTTCATTTTGTTCGGTACTAAAGCGTGTGCCGGTAGATCGAGCAGCATCACCTACATATCCTCTTCCGAATCCGCCGCCCGATGTGTACGAGCTAGTGCCACTCGGTGAAGTGTTTGATGTTCCGTGCGGAGTAACCGCAACAAGATCTTTAAAGTTGAAGTTAAAATCTTTAATAACATACTGCTCTGGAATCTTTCCTTCGGACTCGTTCACGATGATTTTAGTAACTTTAGCCGCATCTACAAATAACAGTTTATTGGTTTCTGGATCACGAATAAAAAATGTGTCACCATATTTAAATGCGTTTCTTACGATTCTAAAAATACGTGTTTCAAACTGCTGTTGCTTGCTCCATTTTTGCAGAGCTTCTCTTAAAAGTTTTGTTTCAGTCGAAGTGGGTTTGCCTCTGAAGAAAAAGTTAAACGGAGTTGCATTGGAACTATCTTTATCTGTACAAAACTCTGCAAGTATGTCCAATGCAGCATTTACTTCAGAATCCATGTCCATTGTATCATACTGCTGATATCTTTCTATTCTGTTAGGTGTGCCTGCATATACATCTGGTAGATATGAACTGTAGTTTGAACGTGCAGGGCCGGGTCTAGAACCTCCGCTTACAGGGCTGTATGTGCCACTTGCACCGTTATCTACATTGACTGGTGTGAAATACTTTTTCCACGACATGTTATTATCCTATTTCGCTATATAAATCGTTCGACAGCCCTGCCAGCCCCGAAA